TTTGCGGAACGGGAAAGAAAGCGAAAAAGGGTTATTTCTCCCGGAGAAACTACCGGAGAAATGGACGGAGAAATACCTGGAGAAAACCCTGGAGAAATGGGTGGATATGCTGCAGAAAGTAAAGTAAAGAAAACTAAAGAAAATTATATATATGATGATGATGATAATAATAAGGCTACCGAGCAGGAAAAAATTAGGAAGCGCATTCTAGCTGAACTTGAAAAAATAGGCATTCTCACTCCTTCGCCTTTTCAGGTGGACGTTCTGGCCTACTGGATCACCCAGGGCATGGAAGAAGACGCAGTTATCTACGCCGTCCATAAAGCAGGCGGCGCAAATGTCCGGCGCGTGGACTATATCGACGCAATCCTGCGAAACTGGCACAATGCCGGGGTGAGGACGCTGAAGCAGGCCGAGGCGGAAGCCGCCAGGTTTGAGAGCCGAAAAGCCAAAAACAAGCGGGGTGAACAAAATGGGAAACCTAACGCCTATCAGCCAACTTCTGAACTTCCCGAATGGGAACGAAAATTCTACGGCGAAGAGTGAACCCGAACCCGAGACCTGCCAGTTTTGCGGGGCCTCTCTCCCCTGGCGTCGATACGAAATCCCGGAACTGGATTACGTCACCTGGTTCAAGCCGGGCCGCTGTACATGCCCGGGCGCACAGGCGTATTGGGCCGAGGTGGACCGGCAAGCGGCTGAAGAAGAAGCAAGGCGGCGGGAGGAAGAAGCCTGCCGGCGGAGGCAGGCGCTTCTGGAGAAAAGCCGCCTGCCGAGGCGGTACTGGACATGCACCTTTGACCGCACCCTGGAAATATCGGAAAACCGACAGGCCCTGGCGAAGGTACGGAAGTACGCGGAAGAATTCTCCCGGGACAGCGGCGGGCTGTTTCTCACCGGGCCTGTGGGCACCGGCAAGACCCACCTGGCCGCGTGCCTGGTGAACGAACTCATAGGTCGGGAAATCCGGGTGCTGTTCGGCAACGTGCTGGACCTGCTGGGACGGCTGCGCAGGAGCTACGACGAGGACGGCCAGGAAGAAGAGTGGCGCATCCTGGACGAGTTGGCCACTGTGCCCCTGCTGGTGATAGACGACCTCGGCAAGGAGAAAGTGTCAGAGTGGGTGGAGCAGACACTTTACCGCATCGTGGACATGCGCTACCGGGGCAATCTGCCCCTGGTGGTCACGTCCAATTACATGCTGTCCGAACTGGAGAAGCGTTACCAGGAGGTTGGTCCGGCACTGGTGAGCAGGCTGGCCGAGATGTGCAAAGGTATAAGGCTTGCGGGCAGGGACTGGAGACGGACCAGGGAGGAGGATAGCGATGGGAGTTTACAACCCACATGAGTTTTTGTACCCGGAGGGTTATTTGACGCCGGCGGAAGCGGAAATGCGCCGGCGGGAGCTGCGGAAGCTTTATTGCTGGACGGGGTTTGAGCTTCGCAGGAAGGAGGGAGTTTAGTGCTGAAGTGTCCGAGGTGCGGCCATCCGTTGCACGAGATCTTTCGCGGGGACGACGTGCGCCGCTGGCGGTGCATGGGGTGCGAGAGAATCTTTTCAGAAACAGAATACCGCTTCAACGAAGGCGAATTGGTGCGCGTGCGGATATGGGAAAAGAAGAGGCCGCCTTAACTTTGGTTACCGGGGAATATTCCCCCGTTCAGAATGGCCGCCAGGCGCGCAGAAATAGGCTAAATTCGGGAGATAGAAACAGGGCTGGTACCTTTCCCTTTATGAAAGAAAAACACCCCTAAAAAAGGCCGCCAGGGGCCTAGTTTACATAATACAGAAAGGTAGGGACTAACAGTGAAAAACAATAGAAATACGGCCTGTCTGAGCAAAGATATCCGCTCGCTCTGCTATGCTTTCGGCTACCTGACGGCGGCGGCCAGGGGCGAGATCGAGCCGGTGCTGAGCCGTCAGCGGGTGGCGGCCTGGCTAAAGACCAGGTTAACCCCGGAGCAGGTAGCGGCGGGCGTGGAGGCCAAACTCTCCAGGCAGGTCTACAACCATCTGGAAAGGCTGGCGGTGAAGGAAGTCGATCGGTGATGGGAAAGGCCCTTGACCGGGAGTTCCTTATGGCCAGGCGCGGGATTAAACCTATCCGGGAGGACAGGAGCGAAGGCAGGGTCATTGCCTGTACTTACGAGGTACCAAAATCGTGGATTAAAATTTCCCCACCGCGCCGGGTGAGTGAAGAGCAGCGGGAAACGGCCCGGGCGAGGATGACCGAAATACAGCGCAAGCGCAGGGTCAATGGTCAAACAGAAAACGGCTTCTAAGTTGAGTTTGGCCGATATGGAACTTGGTTTCTTGGGGTATCTCCGGGGTGCAGGTATAAAACCATTACCGCCCGGAGATGCCCACTGGAACTGCGTTGTATGATAGGGGTAGAGAGGTAACATAAGAAATGCTTATCGTGTTATCAGAAACACTTATGAAAGGGTGATACCGGTGTATAAACAACCAATCCCGGCGTACATCAAGGAGCGAGAGGAAGCCGCTGCGCAACCTTCGGACACAAAGACGTATTTTGACCCGGGAGCGTTTAACTGGTTCGAGCCCCAGAAGATGATGCGAAGCCTGAATGAAATCAGCTTCACCATCCCCGGACGCCCCATCCCGGCGGCTAGGATGACCAGGCGGGGGAAGTGGGTGAAAAGGCAGGCGCAGAAGTACCTTGCTTTCAAAGAGTTTGCCGGCTGGGAGGCCAGAAAGCACTTTAAAGGGGAACCCTGGCAGGGGCCGGTGGGGGTGGAGATACGGATTTACCTCAAGGTCAACCGCACCAGGGGAGACGGAGACAACTACATGAAAAGCCTGCTTGATTCCATGAATGGCATAATCTTTGAGGACGACAGGCAGGTAGTAGAAGGTCACTTCTACATCCTGGACGGGGAACCGCAGAGGACGGAGGTAAGGGTATGGAAGCTGAACGGCTCAAACCCGGCATGAGGCTACGACATGTTCCTACCGGCAGGCCCGTTGTGGTTGCTGAAGTTACCGAGCGGACGTTTACCGTCCACACTCTCGACGACCGTTGGATTGATCCGGAAGACGGCAGGCTTAAAGGCGGTTGCGCCTGGGTATTGCTTCTTGAAGATGCTTGCGAGTTCGAGGAGTGATTTTATTGAGCGAAATTAAGTGCTCCCTCTGCGGCGCAACGATGAAACATAAAAAACTTCGGGGAAACGAGTTTTGGGAGTGTCCCGAGTGCAAGGCCGAGCTTTGGCCTTATGATGAGCGGATTGAAAAGGAGATTCACAAGGACATGTATGCGATTGCGCCCAGAAAAAAAAGCAGGAGAAGCTCTAAAAGGAAGCGGTTCAAGCAAAAAAAGCCCGGCGAAAAGCGGATGCCGTGGTACAGGAGGGGATGGAGTTGAGGAGTTACGTTCTCTACGTCCTGCGTTGGATGGCGCTGGCCGTTCCGGGGGCTTGGTTCCTGGTGCAGGTACAAAATGTTATTGAAAACACCTATCTGGCGATGGTAATCAGCCAGGGGTTGCTGGGAGCGGGAGTATACTTCATAGACCGGTGGATATTCAGGAGAAGTTAGTAACAAAAGGGAAGGAGAGTTTTAGCAAATGAACATTTTTCAAGAGCCGGATATAGAATTGCCGGAGGTAAGATACACCCTGCAGGAAACCATACTCACTGAACAGAAACTCCGAGATTTGTGTCGGTGGTGGCAGGGGGTCCTGGGTCTGTCAGATTGGTACATCATCGTCAAAATAAAGCGGTTCTACGATATGCCTCATGATACGCAGGGTGCTTGTAACTGGACATTCAGCCGCCGGGAAGCCCTCATCAAGATCCTCGACCCGAACGACTACGATCCCAACTGCATTGTACCGCAGGACATGGAGCTTACTCTCGTCCATGAACTGCTACATATCCGGCATGCGCCTTACGAACCGGGTGAGAACGCTAACGGCTGGCTTCACGACCAGGCGCTAGAGGATACCGCCCGGGCGCTTGTGGCGCTAAAGAGGAATTTTCAGAAAACTTAATTTAAAAAATACTCCCGCGCCTACAGCCGCTTTGGTTACAGCCCAAAATAACACCTTGACAAATTTGACTATTGTGCCTTACCATATAAAATAGCATTATTATCCATACGTCCGGCCGAGCCGGGCGTTTTTATTTGGTGAGCGGTATGGCCGAAAAGCGGAAAAACGAAAGCATCAAAAGGGCGTACAAAAAGTTTCTGTTTGCCCAAAACTACATCCTGCGCGGGATGAATGTGACCGAAGCTCTTGTGGCTGCCGGTTATAGTCCTAAAAGTCAAGGAGAAGCCTGGAAGTTTCTCCGTGACCCGACGGTGATCAGGTATATGCAGGCGCTCCTCCAGGAACAGCAGGAGAAACTCGGGGAGATCTACAGGGCGGACAAGGAAAATATCATCAACGAGCTGGTTAAGATAGCCTTTGCCGATACACGCCGCATCGTCAGAGTAAAGGACGGAAAGCTCCAGGTCCCGGACTCGGACGAGATCACCAATATCGAGGCCGCTGCCATTGCCGAGGTTTCCGAGACAAAAAAGGGATTACGCATCAAGTTCCACAGCAAGGTTGAGGCTCTTGACAAACTTGCAAAGATCCTCGGTCTGTACGTCGAAAAGCATGAGCACACCGGGAAGGATGGAAGCCCGCTGAACATCATTCTTTCACAATTAAACCCGGAGGTTTTCGGCGGTGGAAATAGTTCTGACGCCTAAACAGGAACAATTTATTAATGCTGCCGAAGACGAAGTTTTTTACGGAGGAGCGGCCGGTCCTGGAAAAAGTTTCGGCCTCCTTATTTTCTCATTGCTTCGCCGGCAAAGGATACCGTACTCTCACGGCCTTGTTCTGCGGCGTTCTTATCCTGAACTGCAAATGAGCCATATCAGATTATCAAAACAGCTTTTATCTGGCACCGGAGCAAAGTACAGTGAGCAGTATAAACGGTGGGAATTTCCGAACGGCAGCATCCTTCAGTTTGGGTATGTGGAACGGTTCGATGACCTTTACCGCTACCAGTCGGCTGAATTTGAGGACATCTGCATAGATGAAGCCTCCGAGTTTACAGAAGAAGAATATACTTTTCTCATGTCAAGGCTTCGCACCACGAAGCCGGGCGTGAAATGCTTTATGCGCCTTGCCAGCAACCCGGGCGGCAAGGGGCACGTTTTTTTAAAAAGTCGCTTCGTTGATGTTGCCTGGAATAAACGATATACCGATCCAGAAACGGGACTTACGCGGCGCTTTATTCCTGCTACCTTGGACGACAACCCTTATATAGACAAGGTCAGCTATGAAAGACGGCTTGCGGCCTTGCCGGAAGATTTGCGCCGCATGTACAGGTATGGCGATTGGAACGTTTTTTCCGGCCAGGTGTTTGAGGAATTCCGGCGGGAAATACACGTAGTGGAGCCGTTTGAAGTTCCTGAGTGGTGGCGTCGGTGGATTGGGAACGACCCGGGTTATGCAGACCATTTTGCCTGGCACTGGTTTACGGCGGACCAGGATGGAAACGTCTACGTTTATCGGGAGTACACCAACCCGGACGGCGAACGGATTCCATATTCTGAGCAGGCCCGGCGGGTGGTGGAGTTGACCGGAAACGAGCGAATAGATTTTGTCGTTACCGGCATGGATGCCTTTAACCAGCACCCCGAGACGGGGAAAAGCATTATTGACTATTACAGGGAGGGCGGCATTAACTGGGGTTTTCTCCGGCCAGTTCACGGCCCGCAGTCGAGAAAATTAAGAGCTGCCACCATGCATGAATATCTTAAACCGTACATTGATGGAAATACCGGGAAACAGACGGCCAGGTTGAAGATATTTGATACGTGCAAAAAACTGATCGAGACTTTACCGGTGTTAACGGCAGACAAGAACGACCCGGAGGTGGTGGCGAAAAGTGGCTTAGACCACTGGTTTTGACTCCTGTACCTACGGGTTATGTGCCTGGCACAGCAGGAATTCTCTCAAGCCGCCGGAGCCAAAGAAGGAGGTCCCCTGGCCGCTGAGGACGGAGGAGACTGAAAGGAAAGGGGTAAGAGTATGGTTGAAATGGTGAGTATTATTGCGTCTAGCTTCCTCGGCGCGCTAGTCGGGGGCGGCATAGCGGGAATGGTTTACGATAGAAAAATGGAGTGTTGTTTGAGAGAAATAAAAAACACGATCACTACCATCACTCATCTGGAAAAGAAAAACTTGCCGCCGGAACATCCGCTTGAAGCGGGTAACGTGGTCCGGTTCACCCAAAACAAGCTTATTCGGGATTGGTGGATTGGCGGGAAAAAGAAGGCTAAAGAGGAGCAGTAAGCGATGGCCGAAAAGAAGCAGGAAGAGAAAATCGACCGCAAAAAACTGGCCGACAAAATAAAACAACGTTTCCTGGCCGGCGTCGCCTACAAGCGCCAGCAGGGTTTCTACGAGAAGTGGGAGGAATACGAGCGCTTCTGGAACGCCGAGCAGTGGCCGGAGGTAACGCCTGATACCGAGACGCTACCAAGGCCGGTAACGAACCACTTCGCTGCCATTATTGAGCGCAAAATTTCCGCTCTTCTCACGGAGACGCCGGAGATTTACTTTGAGCCCAAGGACTGCGATCCAGAAACAACGGACGCGGACGAGGCGGCGGACCTGCTTACCAAGGTTGCCAAACAGCAGGCGGAAAACTTAGGCGGGAACGATGAGGACGTTACGCTTGAGGAGTTGAACGAAGAGGTTGCCAGGAGCGCCGCTTTGTTCGGCACCGGCGTTTGGTGCTTCACCTGGGACAACAGCGTTACCGGCGGAATCACAGGAAAAACTGCATGGGTAGGCAACATAGTCGGGCAGGAGATAGACCCGACGAATTTTTTCCCCGGCAATCCAACCGACCCCAGGATACAGACCCAGCCCTGGATTATAGTTGCCGAGCGCAGGCCGCTACAGGAGGTTAAGGACTTTTATCGACAGTACGCTCCTGATGTTGTTGACCTCCTGCAGCCAGAGAGGACGGCCGGAGACACGCAGGTTTACGAGCATGAGAAAGTCGAGCAAGAGATGGTTGACCCGGTTAATATACTTCACCATTTTGAGCGGGTAATTGATTCGGAAACCGGTAAAAAGAAGCTTGGTTACGCAGTTGAGTGCCAGGGTCACGTGCTACGCTACGAAGAAGAGCTGTATAAACACAGCCTCTATCCGTTCGTGGCCTTCCGCTGGTATCCCCGGAAGAAAAGCGCCTGGGGCAAGCCGGAGAGCGCGGACCTCATCAGCAACCAGAAGGAAATCAACCGGGTAGACGCGATCATGCTCCTTTCCGGCTACACCACAGGGATGCCGCATATTCGCTACAAAGACCAGTTTGTGGACGCCAGGGATATTACCAACGACCCCGGCACGCTGATTAAAGACAACTCGCCGCTTGGGGCCTGGGCGGTTGACTATATGAATCCGCCGCCGATGCCGGCCTACCCCGCCAATATGCGCGACAAACTCGCCGCTGAAATGAAGGACGTTTCCGGAGCGCATGAAGCCTGGTCCGGGAAAGCCCCTTCATCCGACCTGAACGCTAGCGCCATCATTGCGCTGCAGGAAGCTGCCGGAATCCCGATGCGTCAGATACAGAAGCGTTTTTACCGGGCGCTGCGGGAAATCGGCGTCTTGTGGCTGGCATTCTGGAAGGAGTTTTACACCGAGGCGAGGCTGATTAAGATCACCGGGCCGGACAACCAGGTGAGTTATGCTTGGTTCAGGGGAACTGATTACGCCGACATGAAGTTTGACGTGAAAGTGAAGGCCGGGGCCGCTTCGCCATACTCCCGCGCCCTGCTCATGGCGAACCTGGATAAAATGCTGGACAAAGGCGTTATCAACCAGGAGGAATACCTGGAGATGCTGCCCGCTGATGTATTCCCGAAGGCGCAACAGATACTCCAGAGGAGGCGGCAGGCACAGCAACAGGCGATTGCCATGCAACAGATGATGGCGCAGTTAGGGGCGGCACAGCAACAGGGAGGACAGGCGGCTCCGGGAATGCAGCCTTCGGTGCCGTTTAACCAGGAGGTCTTGGGTGCCCCGGTGAACAACCTGGTGAGGTGAGCAGGAAATAATGCCTGCCAGCGTGGTATCACTTGACAAGCATCGGGAAAAGAAATCTTCGGGATGGGGCGTTTATGAATTCTATTGGGGTTCGGCAGTCAGAGATGAACGAACCAAAAAGTGGACTCATATCTTCTTAAAGCCGGATGGACAGGAGATCAACGTAGAACGTTTGCCCGTTATTCTGCACGAAAACGGCATTGAATTTGCGGGAGGCGAGCGGTTTTGGCTAAAAAAGCGAGTTTAAGCGAGCGCAGGGCGGCGCGAAAGGCTTACGAACAGGCCAGGAAGACCAGTAAGCCGGGGGAAGGGAAGAGGTTTGCGGCGCTGGTGGAGAGCGCAAGGGCCAGCGGGGCCAGCAATCCCGAAGCCGTTGCCGCCAGCATCGGAATAAAAAAGTACGGCAAAAAGCGCATGGCTGAAATGGCCGCTGCCGGGCGGAAGAGGAAGAAGGGGTAGACATGCCATACAAGAGCAAAGCCCAGATGAGGGCGTTTTTCGCTATGGAAAAAAGAGGCGAGTTACCTAAAGGGACAGCAAAGCGGTGGGCCAAGGAAACGCCAAACCTGAAGCGACTGCCAGAGCGAGTGCGAAAGAAAAAGAGAAAGTAGCTGCTCCATCACGGAGCAGGTTTTATTTCACCATAAGGAGGTTTTCATCTTATGCCTGAAGACTTTGCGGGCGTCGAATCAGCTCCCGTCGCCGGGGAGCAACAGGCACAACAAGAGGATCAGACTGGTTTAGATTTCTCCTTCCTCGAAGAAGAACAAACGGGCGTAGAAGAGCCTGCTGCCGCCGGGCAGGAAGAGGAACAGGGAGAAGCCCGGGTAGAGCAGGCGTTTGCGAAGCGGCTTGCTCAGGAAAGGGAAAAGATCAGGCAGGAACTGGAGCAGGAGTTTAAACAGCGTTACCAGCCGCCGACGTACCAGCCACCGGTGCAACCGACGGGGCCGCCGCAACCGAGCCTGGAAGAAAGGGCGGCAAAGCTGGCCGAGGAGTGGATGATCACTCCAGAGGCAGCGAAAGCCTTCATCCTCCAGGAAGAGAGGATGAAGAACCTGACCACCAAGCTCTTTGTAACGGAAGATAACATCGCAAAAGCCGAAGCAAAGGCCGCAATAGAAAGACAACGTGCAAGTAATCCGCACCTGCCGCCCTTCAACGAGCAAGAAATACTTAATATCCGTCTAAGGCACTACAACCAGTACGGCGTGATGCCGGCCTGGGAAGACGCCTACAAAATGTATGTCGCCGATGCCGTAACGAAAGGAGAAATTAACAAAAATATTGAACAGCAGGTAATTTCCCGGATTACCGGGCGTAATAAAGTTAACGTCCAGGTCGGGAGGGCCGAACAACCGCAGAAGCGGAGTGTTTGGGACCTGTCCGACGAGGAATTTGAGAAGCTCAAAGAAAGAGCAAAGCGTGGTGAACTTAGAAAAACTTAAAAATTAAAGGAGTTGGTGCTAAATGCCTGTTCAGACTTATAGCGGCTTACCTGCCGAGCAAAAACAATATTACGACCGCACGCTCTTAAGCAGGTTAACCCCCAACTTGGTTTTCCTGCAACACGGGCAGAAAAAACCCATCCCGAAGCGCGAGGGCGCGACGGTGAACTTTCGGCGGTTTAACTCCCTGCCGGTGATCACCACCCCGCTGACGGAGGGTGTTCCCCCTGCCGGGAGTTCTCTCGACATCACCACGATCACGGCGACAGTTGCCGGTTATGGCGATTTTGTGTTGCTGAGTGACCTTCTGGACATGGCCGGGATTGACCCCGTTGCCACCGAAACTCTGGAAGCCCAGGGCGAGCAGGCTGCTGAATCTCTTGATACCATCGTAAGAAACGTCGTGGCCGCCGGGACCAACGTGCTTTACGCTGAAGGAACGGCCCGGAACCAGATTACTTCCGCCGGGGTGCTTACTGCCCTGCTTTGCCGCAAGGCCCGGAAGATCCTGGCCCGAAACAAAGTTAAACCGGCGGCAAAGAATGCGTATATTGCTTTTATTCATCCGGATGCGGCTTACGATCTCATGGGTGACAGCGCCTGGGTGAACGCATCGCAATATGCCGGATCTACGCAGATTTTTAACGGCGAATTGGGTAAGCTGTACGGCATCCGGTTCATTGAGACTACCCTGGCACCTATCTGGACCGGCGCAGGGAGTGGCGGGATTGATGTGTATGGTACGATAAACTCCTTATCCAAGGTTGCATAAACATCAATAGTTGGGAAGAAGAAATTTATGACGGAACTTACCAGAACAAACTGCAAGCCTTCTTGGATAAGGGAGTGTGCCGTCCTAACTAGAAATAGTTAGGATTATCAGGCCGGAATTAAGCGGGAATGCTGAGACGCAAACCCGAACCGAAGGCTACGTTTAAAAGCGTAGTCAGGGGCAACGCATAGGGGATGAACCTGCGACGAGCAGAATATAATTCCCCCACGAGGCCGGCCCACCCTAACAGGTAATGCTGAGGGTGAAAAGGTATGCTGAGCTGCACCGAACAGGAAGGTGCAGAAGCAAGGGATAAAAAGCCCTTGCGATAACAGACTGACCATCGTCATCGGCAAGGATGCCTACGGCATCCCCGACATCGCCGGGAGCAGCAAGCCGGGGTCCATTGTCAAGCCGTTAGGTTCTGCGGGAACTGCGGACCCATTGAACCAGCAGTCAAGCGTCGGTTGCACCTTGAACAACTAACCAGCCGACGTAAAACCTCTCCTGAATAACGGGAAAGTCTACGGCCTTTGGCTATGGTGACCCGAGGCAAGCAGGCAAAAAGCCGTGCAGCCGCAGAGACTGAGCGGAGAGGCACCCAACAGGGTGAAGCGACAGTCCGACCTCACGGGAAACCGTGAGAGGGCGGCGGAAACGACCGCCCCGCCTGGTTAATTAAGCCAGGTCATCAAGTAACAGAGGTGTGGAAAGCCTACTTGACTGCTGTTAGGTTGCAGGAACTGGCGATTCTGCGAATCGAGCATGCGGTCAGCAGCTAAGGAGAATGATGGCGTCACCTGTGGAGATATAACCGCGAATCATGACGCGGTTAGCCCAGGGACGCCTTTCTTATTTATTTTTTGAAAGGAGTTAGTTTATGGCTGCCCCCAAAAAGGTGAACACCTTAACGGATAACCCTGTTGAGCAGGGATTGGCGAATGTCACGGAACCCCATTCCACTATGCCCGGCCCTGAAAAGCCGGACCTGCCGGAAGAGATTCCTTCCCTTCTCGACGCCACGCTGGAAGCCCAAGTAACGCAACTTGGACGGCAGACAGCGGAAGCGCTAAAGAAAGAGCAGCAGGTTGAAACCCTCATCCCTATCGACCCTTTGAACAAACATGACAAGGTTGTTGATGTCTGTATTAACGGCTGGAACTTCCGCATTCTGCGGAACCATTGGGTTAAACTGCCAGCCAGCGTGGTTGACCTGCTGGAAAACGCGGGCTACAACCCGTCAACCAGGGATTATACGCCGAAGCGCAGCAAGCCGTTTGAAATGCCCGACCTGAAGATAATGCCCAGAGCGTAGAAAGGAGCGGTTAAATTGGCTAAGTGCAAAAAGGAAATGGCCCAGGGGTTTGCCAGCGGCGAACTCTGGAATGTGTTAAGCGATCTGGTGGACGATCTGAACGCCATTAAGAACTTGGTCAACGATTTGAGGACAAAGTATGAAGCGCACCGCGTTCAAACCGGCGTACATTCCACTAATGATACTACCAATACTATTTCTGCTCCTGTTGTTACGTTAAAAACTACAAAGTAAGGTGTTTTAAATGGCCCTTGCGGAACTAAAATCAGCAGTCTACCGGACTGCTCCCGGACTGGGCGACTTTTTAGACGATGGGGCGCTGACACAGTTTTTCAATGAGTGCCAGCGCCTCCTTGCTTTTGATTCGCAACGTCTTGAGGTAAAAGACGTTGATGTTGTTGACGGCATATTTACCCTGCCGCCGGACTGTCTTGTGTTTAAGTCTGCTTCGTGGGAAGGAAGGGAACTTTCCCCGTGGCCCGGAAACTCACTCCCAGACATCATTACCGGTTACCCGGCTTATTACTTCCAGACCGGCGACACCTTTTACATCATTCCAAAGCCGCAGAACGCAGGGGGTAAGGTAAGCGTTTTCTACATCGCCAGGCCCCAGGACATGCAACTCAACAGCGACATACCATCTTTGGCGAACTGCGATGAAGTGCTTGTTGCCTATGCGCTTTGGAATGTGCTCAAGGTCATGGGCGAAGACGATGCGGCAAACAAGTGGGAAAAAATTTACTTTGAAAGACGGCAGGCGTGGCTTTTGGTTAACAGGGCCACAAACTACAGGCACACGAAGGTTCGTATGGCCATCAGGTGGAGGTGATCCCTGGATGACCGTTGCTGAAATCATTGCCGCGGCCCAGCTGCAGGCCGAGGAAGTTTACGATGACCCGACGTGGATTAGTTACATCAACATGGCCCTGGACGACTTTACGCCGGTAGCAAAAGTTTTGAAAAAGAAGGAGAATATCAGCGTTACACTTACTACTGGCGGGCAGGGTACTATAACCATTGCGACGGATCAGGACCTGTCGCAGGCCCACGAGTTTCTGAATGTTTTTGCCAATGGCGAAATGCTCCGGCGCTTACCGGTTACGGACAATGTATCAAAGGGATGGAAGCTGCTTGCCGGTGAAATACTCCTGCAGGGATTGAGTGGAACATCCGCCACCTGCCGCGTGGATTATTACCAGCGACTCAAGCATGTCAGCTCTTTAAGTGACGACCTTGAAACGGTCTCCGGCCTACCGGCGCAGTATCATCCTCTGGTTGTGCTGTACTGCGCGGCCAAATCGCAGCAGAAAGAAGAAGAGCTGAACGATAAGACAGACTTCTTTAACGAGTACATTCTCGGTAAGCGGCAGATGGCGGTAGACAGGATCTGGGAAATGGAACCGCATCTAAGGAAATTTATTAAACGAGCGAGGATAGCACAGCTCATCGGGGCGCAAACCGAGTAATCCGGGGTGTAAGACGTGGAAAAGCAGGCAATGTCCGTCAAGGCTTTTGGCGGCATAAACAAGCTCCATACAAGGGAACTCGGCCAGGCCAGTGAGGGCAAGAACTTCTGGACGAGAAACGGCGTGCTGTTCACCCGGGAGGGGTGTTCCCTCCTGGCCGGCACGCCGTTTACCGGCGCTATTCGTTCTGTTCACAGCGCGGCAAGAGCACAGGTTTCGCCGCGCCTGCTGGTTGAGGAAGGTGCCAACCTGTGGCGCTATAACACTCTTAACTGGACAGCCCTGCTTACCAGCGTATCCGGCAACGGTTTTTCCAGCACCATGTATTATGATCACCTCATTCTGGTGAATGGGCCGCAGAAATACGCCTATGACGTTGCCGGGGATTCGATTACTCCCCTTCAGAACCTTGAGGGCGGTAGCGTGCCGGATATGGAGTTTATCACCGTCCACAAGGACATCCTCTTCGGCTGGGCGCCCCACTATTCCCCCGCTGATACCATTCACTTCAACGGCTACGAGAAGGACGCCGACGGCAAGATCCTGGGCCGCTTCAAGGACTCCTGGCCTCCGGACTTCGCCATCAGGGTGCCGGACGGGAGCGGTTCCCCGGTTATGGCCTGCATCCCGGCTGGTACGCACCTGCTGATCCTTACGCAGCGCAGCTACTGGCTCCTCTACGGCGATAACGAGGACAACTTTAGCCTGGTACCCGGTGGGGCCATTGGCGTTTACAGCGAACGGTGCGTTGCCAAAGTTGGAGACTACGCCATATGGC